AAGGGATGGAGAATTTTGGCGATTTGATTGCAATGGGGATTGGAATGTTTGGTGCGTTCCTGAAGGGTTTAAAAAAGAAACTAAAAACGCCAACAATCATTCTTGCAATGACAATTGCCGGTGTTCTCACATATTCGGTGACCGGTGTCATTGAATTGTTTTATCACGATGCTCCGCCTAAGATAGTCATCTTAATCTCATTCATTGTTGGATGGTTAGCAAACGAATTGACAACAACACTTGACCAAGCAATTGGTGATTTGTACGAAATATTTATAAATTGGCTAAAAGACAAAATGAACAAAGGAGGGAAAAAATGAAATACTTAATTATAGTTTTCTTGTGGATTTCGACAAGTGCGTTTGCATTTACTGACACAATCGTTGAACAATCTGAAGGTGTAAAAACCACAACCATAATATTTGAAAACGACACATTGGTTCACACCGATTCAACAGACCAAATCATTCATCAAGTTGTGATTGAAAAAATCATTGAAAAAACAAACGACATTGTTCAGGCGTACAAAAAAAAAGATTATGGGAAAGTTGTTTCGCATTTGCTTATAATCGCATTCGTTTGTTATTCAATTTATCTAAGACGTAAACAAAAAAAATGCAAAGACAAGAATTAGACCTTTCCAAGATTAATTTTGTGGGAATGGATGACAATGAATTCGTTCATCAGGAAACACAAAAGACACAAATATATTTGCACCATACTGCCGGAAATTCATCCGGTGTAAATTGCATTAGATATTGGAACAATGACAAACGTGGAAGAGTTGCAACTTGTGTTGTGATATCCGGCAAAGATGCAAGGTTGTCAAAAGATGGTCAAATCTGTCAAGCATTTTCATCAAAATATTGGGCGTATCATTTAGGCGTGAAAAAAGAAATCTTTAAGTCACAAGATGTGCCGTATCAATTACTTGACAAGTATAGCATCGGAATTGAAATTTGCAATTGGGGATATTTAAAAGAACGTGATGGAAGGTTTTATAATTACGTCAACGGTGTTGTTCCTGAAGAGGATGTTTGTGTCTTAGATAAGCCATTTAAAGGTCACCGGTATTGGCACAAATACACCGATGCACAAATTGAATCGGTTCGTCAATTGCTTGTGTTTTGGAATGAACGTTATAATATAGATATTACATATAATGAATGTGATATGTGGTCATTATCGAAACGTGCTTTGCGTGGCGTTGATGGTCTTTATACGCACAACTCGGTGCGACCTGATAAATCGGACATTTATCCGTGTCCAAGAATGATTGAAATGCTAAAAAGTTTATGAAAGTAATACAACACCAAAAGAATGTTCACGAATTAATATTAAAAGGGAATCTTTCCAAAATTGCAATTTTATCCGATATACATTGGGACAATCCAAAATGTGATTGGGATTTGCTCAAAACAGATTTGGAATATTGCAAAAAAGAATCAATCCCAATTTTCATAAATGGTGATTTTTATTGCTGTATGGCGGGGAAATATGACCGCAGAGCATCGAAGTCGGGAATAAGACCGGAACATCAAAACGACAACTATCTTGATTCTTTGGTGACAACTGCGGTTGAATGGTGGCAACCTTATGCACATTTAATTTTTCTTTTGGGATATGGCAATCACGAAACCGCAATGATAAAAATGCACGAAACGGATTTGTTGCAAAGGTTTGCCGATTTAATGAATCTTAAAGAACACACAAACATTCAAGTCGGAGGATATTCCGGTTGGATTGTATTCACACAAACGAATTCGACAGTACAAACATCTTATAAATTACACTATCATCACGGTCTTTCAAAAGGTGCGTCAGTAGTCACCAAGGGTGCTATTGATTTAAGCCGTGCAATGGGTATATATGAAGGTATGGATATCTTTACACAAGGACACATTCATCAGTCAATGAGTCGTGAAGATGTTCGTGATACATTAGAACACACAAAGAACGGATACCGGATTAAAAAACAACAAGTGCATCATATGATAACCGGAACATATAAAGAAGAGTATTTCGGCACTAATGGTATGGGGTGGCACGTTGAACGAGGTGCGGAAGCACGAAATCTTGGTGGTCGCATCCTGACCTTAGAGTCAAAACGCATCGCAAAGAATGGTGTGCGTACAATGAAAAAATACGTTGATTCACATCGTTTTCCGCTATAATCTAAAAAAAGTTTAAATTTTTTTTCATTCCTGAATCGTAACAACGACAAGGGTTTCAGTCAATTCGTATAATTTATTTTACTTTTTAACAAAAAAAAAGTTTTGTGAATTCAAATATTGTTGTATCTTTGACTTGTCAAACAATTAATAACAATAAAAAAAACACAAAATGAAAACGCCAATCGAATTATTACAGTACGGACAACTAATCACATTTAAAGGAATCACTTACCAAGTAGCAACTTCAAAACCACTACACACATCTTTTGAAACAAAGTTATTTGTAAAGAGAATGACCGATAACGGTATAAAACACGAAATGATTACATTTCCATTAAATACAAAAATTTACGCAGTTTAAAAACAAAACCAATGAGGGCGAAAGCCCTCTTTAAAACACACAAAATGAAAAACTTAGAAAACTTAACAATAAAAGAATTGATAACATCAATTAAAACTGTTCAAAAAATGAAAGACTTACCTATCAGCACTAACTTAGAAACATTAAATTTTAATAAATTAGTAGCAAAGTTATACTGCTTACTTTAAAAAACAAATAAAAACAATACAATGAATCACGAAAGCATTAACGACATTTTACACACATTAGAACAAATGCACTTTAATATTCAGTTACACGAAAAAAGCATTGAATACAACAAAAATACGATTAAAGGTTGTGGCGGTTTTCTTCCTGAACAAAAAGCAAGATGCGAACACCGGATTGCAATTCAAAAGATGTGCATCCAACGTTGGAAACTGAGAATTGAAAAATATGCCTTTCGTTTAATATTCACCATAAACAAAACAAAATGACCAAAGAAGAAAAAACAGAAAAAATGACACAACTAATTGACCAAGCAATTGAATATGTTGATGAATGTTTGTCAGTCGTAATACTTGCAAAATCGGTTGCGATAATCCTGAAAGAAAATTATGGTGTCCTTAACTTTGACACCTTTACAGATACTTTAAATCAAGAATTAAATAAAGAGATATGAACAAGAATGAATTAAAAGATACGATACTTGGATTCTTAGCGGTTTTATCAATGTTTTGGATGTACTACATATGTCTGTGGGTTTTTGTCGCTTAGAACGTCTTAAAATCCTTTTGTGCGATTTGTGTTTTGCACGATTGTTTGACCAAAAAAAAGTTTAAATTTTTTTTTACTCCGGAATCCTAATAAACACAAGGGTTTCGGAATTTTTTTATAAAATAAATAGAAATTAACAGAAAAAAAGTATTGTTGAAACAAATAAGTTTTGTAGTTTAGCAAAGTCAAACAATTAAAAACAAATAAAAACACACACAATGAGCAGAAAACAACAATACCAAATCAGACAAAATCAAATCATTAGTGATTATCAAATGGGTTTTATTTCTTATGATGATTATTGTAGATTGATTAAAACAAATACTGACATTTTAGTGCAAGGTAAAGAAATCATTAAATAACAAATAAAAAAACAAAACAAAATGATTAGTTCAAAAGATTTAGAGAAACAGATATTGAAACAAACAATTTTGGTTAACAAATTAGTTTTTTTAGCAAAAGAAAGTTACAAAAATCGACAAGATGATATGTTGGAGAGACAACAAGAAAGGCATCAAGCGGAAGCAATTTTGGAGGCATTAGAGAATGTTTTAGGCAAGGTTAAAGAAATAGAAAATCTACACAATTAATAACAACGAAAAACAACACAATGGAAAATTTAAAACACGAACTTTGGAATGAAAGAGGATATGACTTCGATTTTTTAGATTCACTAACTGAAAAAGCGCTTATAAGCCTACACGATACAGAATTCTTTTATGAGGATTAAAAATAAAATAAACAAATAAAAATGGAAAATCAAAACAATTACGAGGTGCAAATTACTAAGGGTTTTACCGGTGAGTTTATCGTGCCTTTTGAAAATGACTATATTGAAATACAATATGGTTTTAACGTCAACAACAAACCTGAAGGTTATGAAATAGACGTAAACATTCACGAATCTTTTTTTATGGATTCATCCGGTTCAAAACATTTCCTTTCACAAGAATCAATTCAAAAGTATATTGAACCGATTCAGGAATTGACCTTGGAACAAATTACAATTGAACAACATATTTACGAACACCTAATTGATTAGAAATGAAAGATATCTTAAAACTACAAGAACAAGCCAAGATTACTCTGTTTGATGCTAACGTGCAATACAACAAGCACAAAATGATGCTTGGTCATAATATGCCGGAAAACGAAATTCAAGCCGTTAGAACGAAATATTTTCAATTGATGCATTCGTATATGGTCATAATCAAAACAATTCAAAAACTTACATATGAAAAATATTTATAGTATTCAACAAATAATTGACTATTGGTCAAAAAATGGAAACTTTAACATAGATTTGTATCTCAAATTTTTAAAAGCAATAAAAGAATGAATGAATTAATTGACAAGGTGGTTTATAAAATCCGCAAAGATAAGTTGAAACACAAAAGTCGTAAACGTGAGTTTATCAACAAAAGAATGTATTTGTATTATCTGTTAAAAGAACACGATTATTCTTATACTGACATAGGCAAGTTGTTTAATAAGAATCACGCAACCATTATACACGGATGCCGACAATATCGAGATTTGAAAAAGTCAAAAGATGTTGGGTTGATGAATGACTTGGTTGAATACTATTCTTTTTTTGAACCATATGAATTAAAAAATATTGAATTTAGAATTGCCGATGATGTTGGAAGTGCAAATTCATTGCGAGAATTACAACGAATTAAAAAGAGATTGGAAAGGGAATTATATGTTGACATAAAAAAATAAAAATGGCAAAAGACAAAAAATCATTTATTCTGTATTGCGACATAATTCACACGGTTGAACAACTGAACGATGTCGATGCCGGTAAACTATTTAAGCACGTTTTAAGATATGTTAACGACCTTAATCCTGAAGCGGATGACATAATCACTAAGATTGCATTTGAACCGATTAAACAACAATTAAAACGTGACTTGCAAAAATACGAAAGATTATGTGTTCGAAATGCGGAAAATGGAAAAAGCGGTGGCAGACCAAGAAAACCCAAAAAACCCAATGGGTTAATTGGGAATTTAGAAAAACCCAAAAAAGCCGATAATGATAATGATACTGATACAGATAATGATATAAATAAAAGAAAACTTTTATTTAAAGAAAAGTTAAAACAATATCTTCCGGAATATGGTAAAGAGTTGTTAAATGATTTCTTTTTATATTGGTCGGAACATAACGAAAACGGCAAAAGAATGAGATATGAAAAAGAACGTACATTTGGAATGAAGGCAAGATTGAACACTTGGCAAAAAAGAACACCGGACAGATACAAAAAAGATGATGGTAAATTCAAAGCACCGTGGTCGTGAAGGGTTTCGAAATTACACAAGCCGGTGATGTCATAGATAAGTTGTTTACATATCGTGACAAATATCACGAAAAAGGAAAGTACCTTGGATTTAGAGCATTGCACGAACACTATTCAATGTCATTAGGAAATTGCACGGATTGGTCAGGTTTTCCAATGTCCGGAAAAACACAATTCTTGATGGAATGTTTGGTCAACACATCTTTGATGTATGGATGGAAACATTTGGTTTACTTTCCTGACGTTGGTAGCAATGTCGAAATCATTGCCGATTTGATTCATAAAGTCACCGGTAAAACTTTTGACCCTGAAAAGAAAAACGCAATTACAGACCAAGAAATCACACGGTCAATTGATTGGATTACGCAACACTTTAAAGTGCTTACAAAACGAGATGTAAAAGCCAAGATGACACCATTTGAATTTTGGGATTATGCCGTTCATATGAAACGAACGGAAGGTCTTGAAACCGCATCAATTGATTCTTGGAAAGATATGCATCACGATTATTCAAAGTATGGTCAGTATGCACAATATCTTGAAATCGTTTTGCCTTATCGAAATATGATTGCGGAAAATAATGACTTGCATTTGCACACGATTATTCATCCAAAGTTGACAGAAAAAGAAAACGGTGTTCGTAAAGCACCAACACCATTTGACCTAAAAGGTGGGAGTGAATGGATAAACTCAGGAAAGTGTCAAATAACAATTCACCGTGAAGATATCACAAACAACATTGTTGATGTCTATTTCAATAAAATCAAACCAAGGTCAAATGGAAACGTTGGTCGAATACAAATGTATTTTGATATCGAAAAATTTGTTTATTATGATGAGGTTGGTATTCACCGCACAAAAGTATATGCACAAAAACAATGAAAAGATTTTACACAATAGACGAAAATAACAAAGAGGTTTTTGACCTTGAATTGTTTACACATCATTATAAAAATAATAATGTTACAACGATAAATTCATTAAGTGGTGGAAAAACATCAAGTTATATTGCTTATCATTATCCGGCAGATTATAATATTTTTTCCTTGGTCAGAACGAACGATAAAAATTGTTTATTCCCTGATGAAAAAATTCGTCAAATGGTTTCCGATAAGATAGGAA